TACGCGTCATGCAATTACCCATAGACGGGTCAATTTTCGTACAAACAGCAATCCAACCTTTACGCGCTGGCGTGGTATCAATGCTGCGAATATTCATAGAATCAGGGTCAACAAGGTTATCAACCGCCCATTCTTTAATCGCTTTCTCAAACTGGCTTGGCGGCATTGGGTCGGGATAGGTAGCTGCGGCTAATTGTTGTTGACTTGGCTCAATCGCCGCCACACAACCAGTCAGCAATCCTGCAACAATGGCAGTCAGTAATAGTTTCTTCATGTTGTTTTCCTTTTTGTGATAAAGAGTGTTATTAAATTATGCCACAGTGTTTAAACTCGTCATAGAGTTTTATTTGAATGGACTCTTCCAGTTTGGCAATTTGTTTACTTACTTTTTTCGAGTGTCGCCATAATGTCATTTTACTAATATCGTACTTGTCCATAATATCAACCTGTTTCGGAACTTCCCTCAAGATATTCGACACCAGCGCATCACATATCAACAGGTTTACGCCGTCGTTCTGTTCTTCGATATAGGCGGTAATATCCACGATTCCGCTCAAGTCCTCGCTGTACTTACACTCCACTACGGCAAGCTCGTACCGATTCAATACGCGCTCAATACGGCTGATAATCATCGCGGCATTAGCGTGGGTTTCGGCTTGCGTTAAATCCCCACCGCCGCCCATCACGCCTTTAGATTCGCACCAGTGCATGACTGAAGCCGTGTTGTTCAACGGCTCCATTCTCACGCCCCTGATTTTATAAACATCCGCCAAAACCTGCTCTACCGTGTGATACATTTCCCGCCCCTTAAAATTCCCAAATTAACCCGAAGTTTCCTGCCGCCCACGCCTGCAAGCGGTTTTGATAGTCTGTCATCTCTGCCGTGTTTAGCGTTGTCGTGCTTATCGGCGTTTTAAGCTCGCTTCCGTCCGGCATGGCCTTTAGCTCAAATCCCAGAAAGTAGCCTTTACAATACTCGTGCCACGTTTCCGCACTGTATCGCCTACCGTTGACCCATGCCTTATCTGCTAATTCGCCGTAAATAGCCCAAAGTCGTTTATTCTGCTCATGGCTGCGCTTGGCTTTGTATGGGCGGATCGTGATGTCCAAATTTCCATTCTCGAACCACCCGTTCAGGTTGTCCCAAATCGACCGCATGACGCCGCGCGCATTTTGCGGTGTCAGTGTGAATTTCGCTTCGTTCATTTAAGTATTCTGAAATTTATGCCAAACCAAATAACAAAGCCTAATACACCGATGACTATTCCAATTAAAACCAAAAATATTACTAAAATCCAACTCATTTCAAACGTCCTTTCACGCTAACAATCTCCAAATCCACCTCGTCACACTCCAAACCACTTCTTCAGTTCAAACAATCAACAGCCATTTAAAATCCTCTCAACCTGTTTCAACAATTCTCTTTCTGTGCCGTACAGGCTCTCAAACGTTCTCGGCGCGGCGTGAAAGGCTACCCCTACCCCACCAGTCCGATGATGTGCAGGGCATAGCGGTATCGTCTCAAAATGGCTATTCCGCCGTCCTATCCCTGCACCGTTTCGGATATGGTGCACCTCTGCCGGTATGTTGTATCGCCCACTGTTACGGCAGACGATACAACCAAGTGAGGCCACGCGCTCAAGGTGCTTCTTTTCCTCTTTGGTTCTGCTCATTTATGCACCCTTCCCAAACAGGAAGAATGACAAAAGCAAAACACCCCAGATAATTGCAAACCATGCAACAACAAAAAAATACATCGGCGTGATTGTCGTTATATTTTCACTATCAAGCTTAATGGTTATTTTTTTAGTTAAATCTAATTTGATTAAAATTTTGGCTACAAAATAACCAAAGTGAATAAAAATTAATGACGAAACAATCGAAAAAATTTTAACCACTTCTTAAATCTCCGCAATCCCAATATCAAGCCCACCGTTCTCTCTTGGCTCGCTCGAATATGTTGCTAAAATAAATCTAACTTGGTTGTCGTTGTGATAGACAACGCCTTGCAAGGCATCGACAGCGACTTTTAGGCAGTTATCAAGGTCAAGTATTACCTTGCTTGCCGTGCCGTCCTTATTCATCTTCGGCACTAGGCTGACAAACAGGATTACGTCCTTTTCAGACGGCCTAAAACCTGCCCTTTCTGCCGCGTGAGAAACGCAAAGCTTGTATGCCCTCGCTTCCTTGCTTAATACCTGCCTATTTCTAAACGTTTTCCAATATCGGTTAGTGCTTATCGGGTAAGGCAGGGAAAGAACATTCGCTCTTTCCGCCGCCTCTACTATTTGCTCAATCGGGATTAATACGGCCAATGACCACCCCAATCATCGTCTTGGTTGCGTACTTTCTTTGCGACCCATTCGACAAAGCCAATCGCCAACACCACGACCGACACACAAATTAAAAATACTGCAAGCTTCATAAGTAGCTCCATTTCATGCCGAATTGTTTGTAAATACTTTCCGCTACGCCGATAGGCCAGTTTTTCGGGTCTAATTGCGGACAAGCCTCGTTTGCAAGCTCTGCTGAAATACTCATGCTTACCGCGCCGCGCTTGGCTGAGAACAGCCGTTCTTCGTCTGCGTCTGTAAACTCTTTCGGTTGACGGCGTGTGCCTGGCAATTTTGCTTTCTTAGCCGCGTAATATTTCGCGTGATATTCAGCCTGACACTGCCGGCATCTGCTGCTGTATTGCTGAATCCCCTGTTTGTTAAAGCCTTTTTTATAAAATTCGCTGATAGGCTTTCTTTCTTCACATCCTGAGCATTTGCGCGTTTCCATTTCCCTTAATCCTTTTTCAAATCACGTCCAAATTCATCAATCGGCGGCATATCTACCAAAATCGTGATTCCGATCAGTGCGGCTATTGCACCAAGCCCAATAAGAAAAAGTGTCATCATTTTCTTCCCTTTCTTCTTTTCAGCAGTTCCANGCTTCGATTTCCGCTTGCAGTTCTTCGATTTTCTGCGTTTGAGCGGTCATCTTTGCCATCAAGCCGTTGGAAGTGCGTTTTTCATCGTTCAGACGGCTGATTGTTTCCGACAGGTTCGCGCTGACCATTTCCGCCGCCTTTTCCATTTCGGCTTTTTCGGCTTTCATGCCTGCGTTTTCCTGCTCCAGCTTGTAAAACTTATTGGCGTACATATCCAACATTGCACCGTAGGTATCAATATTGTCCATGNCTTTATCAGCCATCAGGTCATACTCCGATGGGGTCATATTCAGCATTACCGGCCTGTTTCCGATTTGGTCTTTGAGATACCAGACGGCCTTTTCCAAATCCTCTTTGCCGTTCTTATGCTCAAATCGCCAAATGTATTTGAAAGCGTTGCCAAGATTGAAATTCAGCAGTCTTGTAAACTCGATACATTCATGCTTGCGGTTTTTGTAGTGATTGGGGTTGATGTTGTCTTTCATTTGTCATTTCCTTTTGTTGCGCCATTCTTCAAATTTCTCGCGCCGTTTTTGAATCACGATTTCATCGGCTGGCTGGAAAGCACTTCCGCCACTCCAGTAATCGCCCTTGTCGCACTTATAGCCTCCGTGATAGAAGCTCGCCCGTTGCTCAGACGTTTGCGATTTCTCGCATTTCGCAAATCCTCTCATCGGCGTATTGGCCTCTGCTTGAAAGTTTGCGTGTTTGCAGTAGAAGCAGGTTTCACGCACGGTAACTATCCCAGTCAAACGGTATCAACTTGCCGCCGCCATCTCTCAATCGGTCTCTGATTCGGGCATCAACGTTTTCGCGGAAATCTTTAGCCGACAAGTTAGTCAACACCAGCGTCGGCATAAGCCGCTCATATCGCCCGTTGATAACCGAAAACAAAATCCGACCATCCGTTTCAGACAGGTTGCCCACGCCAAATTCATCCAACACCAGCAAATCGGGCTTCACAAACGTTCCAACAGCCTCTTTCTCACTGCCGCCGTTAAAGCTGTCTTTGACCGTCTGCAACATATCGCCTACCGTGATCACAACCGCACTGCGCCCCGATTCGATGACCTTGTGAGCAATGCCGCAGGCCAAATGATTTTTCCCAGTGCCACGCTTACCTGAAAAAATCATGTTCCGCCCGGTCTGCAAAACATCCTCGAAGTTTTCCGCATAGTCTGCAGCGGCAGCTTTTGCCCTTGCCATTCCGATCACGCTTTCATCGACCTTGAAATTTTCAATTCGGCAGTTTTTAAACCGTTCTGCAATGCCTGATCGGCCAATGCGTTTTGACATTTCGTCTTGCTTTAATTCGCTGACAAGACGTTCGGCATATTCAACAGCTTCTTTTGCCGCTTTCAGCTTTCCGCAAATCGGGCAATCAGTCCAAACGTTGCGGAAAACACTTTTCGCCAAATACTCGCCATGTTCCGCACATTTGCGTGTCTCCGTTTTGGCGTTGCCATAGTTTTTTAAAAAATCGGCGGTACTTTTCAAAGCCATATCCACCCCCTTAAAAATCTGTTGTCGGCTGATCGCCGTATACTTTGCCGTCCAGTACATCAGCCGTCATGTTGTGGGTTAAGCCACCATTTCCGCCGGAATGTTTGCCAAAGGTTTTATTTCTGACCCAATCAGCGCGGAAACTTCCCCAGCCGTTGCCGATGGAAAAAACAACTGCCTGAAATGCCGTCATGCCAACTTTTTGAGCCTCACTTGCAATCAGGCGCATAGCCGTTTCTGTCAGCGGCTGGCGTTTTGCTTTGCGGATTGTCAAAAAATCCTCAGCGATTTGCCCGTCAATACCATGCTCTGCCAACAGTGCTAAATCGGCTTCGTGCTTGGTCGGTTTTTTCGCTGTTTTTTCGTGCGCTGTATTAATATCTACGTTAGTAGATATTTGTTTTTTGTTTTTTGTATTTATGTGACCCCCCTTTTTTGGGGGTGGTCCTACCCCCATTTTAGGGGGTGGTGTTACCCCTTTTTTTGGGGGTACCCCGTTTTCAGGGGGTGCCCCATTTTTCGGGGGTGGTGTTACCCCTTTTTTGGGGTCTGAAATTAAAAAATATTCGTTCGGTAATCCGATTCTGCTTTGCTTGCCAATCAACCCTAAAGCGATCAGCTCGTTAATAGCTTTCTGAACCGTTTCTTCTTTCCTGATCCCGGTAAATTTTTGAATCTGAGAAATCGAAAGACTGTCATGCGTTTTCTGCCAGCCTCTTGTTTTCCGGACAATCAAGATATAGCATTTAAGGGCGTTCCCGCTCATCTGCGACAGGTATTCATCGATAACTGAGTTTGCAATCTGAAAACTATTTGGGATAAATCTATCAATCGTCATTCCCATTCCTCCTCTTCCCATTCCTCCTCTTCCATGTTCCACAGCTCAATCCCAGACTTGGCAATCGAATAGTGAGTAATCGGATTCTTACAATTTCCAACCTTGAATCGCGGTTTATTGAAAATAAAACCGAGACTTTCTAAATCAAAGATTCGAGCGCATAACTGAGTAACTCCTAGCTCTTTATACGCAACTAACGATGTGATATGCCCATTTGCGCGGATATAATCGACAATCCGCTTGCATTGCGTTTCCGTTTGGTCTATCATGTTTACTCCTTTTGTTGCAGGCCTCGCGCCTCAACCCTGCCCCACGTTTCCGCGTGGGGCTTTCCTTTATCTGTCGCCCGTCTGTCCGGGCAGTCAACCGTCTTTCCGATTTGTCATAACTCCGTTACAATCGAGTTTCCACACAACAACCGTTCACGGAGTGAAAAATGTCCAAATTAGAACTAACCGATTTCCAAATCCTGCAACTGGCCGCAACATTGGCCGTATCGCCCGATAATTCGCCCGATAAAGCCGTTGAACGCATGTTCGAATACTCCGACCTGATACGGATAGAACTTGGCGATACCGAACTGGCAGAAGCCAAGAAAACCGAGGAGGCGGGGGAACTGGCCAACCGACTCGCATTGTTTAGAAAACTAAGCCGCTAGTTCGGTTGAGTTTCAAAAACTCCACCTGAAGCGCTAAAGCCGTTGTTTCTAAGTCTTTCTCGAAGCCTTTTTTCGCCATTTCCAACAAAGCCTTTTTGATTGCCGCCTTGTCTTTCTTTGACAGGCGGTTTTTATCTTGCTTCTTCATTTTTTTCCTTTCTGCTAAACAATTCAATCTGAAGGGAACTTTTTGATCTCATAAGAAGTTACTTTCCCATCTTTCTCCTCAATATAAATTTCTCGTTTATATTTCAGAGCTTTACATATTGCGGACTGTGTAACGCCAAGCAACTCAGCTACTTTTGCTTGCCCATTTTTACTTGCATATTCCAGCAATGTGGTTTTCGCCATAAATACCTCCTATACATGAATTATAACCGCTCGTAATTTTAAATGCAATACTTGCGGTAATTATGTTTTATATAAAACTTCCAGTAATATTATTTAAAAGAGGTTTTTTTTATGAAAAAGCGTGAAATTTCAGATATTGAGAAAGAAGAGTGCAGGCTTCTAAAGCAACTTTTCAACGAAAGAAAAAAGGAGCTAGGTTTATCACAAGCAAAAATTGCTGGCTTGATAGGGGTTACACAAGCGGCGATAAACCACTACTTAAACGGGACTAACGCATTAAATGCGTCTATTGCAAGCGAATTTGCAAAAGTATTAGGCGTTCCTGTCGGTAGATTTAGCTGGAGACTGGAAAAAGAAATTAACGAGATGTCAAACTCACTAATAATATCGGGTGGTGTTATAAATGGCGCGCTGAACAATAATATTGGAGGCGTACACAACAACACCAGCTACACCCTAAATCAAAATTCCGTAAGCAAGCCAACAAAAGAAGAGCTTGCCGACGCAGACAAGCACTTTTTAAAATCAATGCCGCTTTTGGATATTGATATCGCTGTTCGCCATCTCTCCAACCCTGATAAGGACAGAACGCAAATTCAGGGTAATGGGGACAGGGCGGCAACATTTATTCCACACTCGGGGAATACTGTCGGCGTCCGCATGGCTGATGATGTGGAGTTTGCAGGTATAAAACGTGGCGACATACTGATAGTGGAGCCGAATATCCCGCCAAGAGATAAAGACTTGGTGCTTATTTGTATCGACAATACAGGCTACCTACGCGGCATGGTGGGCAGGTTGTCCATTGCGATTGATGGGACGCATACCATTATCTACGATGGCGGAGCAGGCGTTCCGCTGCCTGATGGCGCGTTTATTGCCGGAGTAGTCGTAGAGGTTAAGCGCAGGCTGATACCAACGGATATCTTATTAAGCCGGCTTAACCCTGATTACAATATCCACCAATCAAAACAAAGATGATATGAGTGAGGCCGTCTGAAAACAGGCGGCCTTTCGTGCGTCTTATTTAAAAAAGTCGGATTTACAGATTTACACAAAGTGTAAATCTGATATAATGGAGATATTAATATGCAGGTGAAATTTGAAACAGATTA